TAATTATGGTGGTCTATGTATTAATAGACAAGTAAACGGAGCAAGCGGCGGTGTTTGGTCAATCTATCAAGGAGTGACAGCCAGCACAGCCTGGAGAATTGGATATTATGATGGATCAACTTCAGGCGGTTTATTTGTTACACATAGTCAATTAGCCACCGCAGGAACTTGGTATCACTGTGCTTATTATAGAATAAGTGGGCAATTATATGTGGCTGTAAATGGTGTAGTAGAAAGTAAAGGTGCTTACACAAGAAATATTCCAACTACTGGCGGATCACAACTAGGAACTAATCATTATAATGAATATAATTATGCTGTTTTTTGGGATAACATTCGTGTAACTAAAGGAGTGGCTCGTTATCCTACTAGTAATTTTACTCCGCCTGATAAAGCATTTCCAACACCTACACTACCATAAGGAACAATATGCCAATTCAAACATTTACTACAGCAACAACTCCTGATTGGTCTGGATATGATATTCTAGTTGATGAAAGTTATTGGGATACTTACATTGCCGCGGAAGGCTTGCCTAACTTTGATCAAGTTTATCTAGATGGTATTGCTCAGGGTCTAATCACTGTAATCCAAAATTAATATTTGACTTGGCCAAACTTCCATAATTAAACATATGGACAAAAAGAAGTTTGAACAAGTATTAGATCAAGTCGCCGAAGACTGGTATATTGATAGCAATCCACCAGTTAAAGGAACCTATACTAGTGATGGTCATCAACCAACAGGCCCACGCCGTAGAACAAGAAAAAATGGCATCGCAATTGATCAAAATTTTAATGGCGGTTATCCTCAAGTAATTAAATTTAAATCTATTGCTTCAACCTGTCCTGCCTGTAATGAAAGCATTGAAGATAGGACTGAACTCATTGATCTAACGATTCGGAGAGTAAAGAGTCAAAATTGCGGCTGTAAATACCCCTTTTTTATTGACAAGAATACGCGAAAGAGTAAATAATAATGTTGAGCAGGCGACATCCTGTCCCATAAATGGTTTTCTTAACATTGCGGCTGGCAAGGCTTCAATGACTTATTTCAAGTTAGGATGTCAAAAAAAAACTTACTAAAGCCATTGTAATTCTCTAGAACTCCTGCTCAACACTAATGACGGGTAATTCCTCGTTCGATGTTCAAATAAAGGCTGTCAATCTTTTATAAGATACAAAGTCATTAGTTCGGAAGCCCACGCAATGTGGGCTTTCTTTTTGGTTAAAAAATCTCTTTATTTCACCCCTTTTAATGTGTTATGCTAAATAGTATTAAGAACATATGACAGCGTGTTCCAAACAAATATGAACATTGATCAATTATCATCATCAGAAAAGACGCATTACACAAACTTATGGTGCCGCCAACAGGGCATTAAAAGTCGCGACCTTATCAATCATCCTACAATTGATGATGCTATTTTATTGATCCATATTAGAAATGAATTCTGGGCACACTTCGACAGCAGTGATAGAGGAGTGTGGGCGGCATATTGGAAACGAGTCTATCATTTACAATTTAAATTAAAACCAAAACATTTTACAAAAATTGAACGCATTGTTAATTCTGGCATTTACAGGCAACAACAGTTAATAGAAAAACGAAATTACATCAAGGCATTCCGCGAAAGCACAAAACAAAATGGGGGAGTTCATATGACGACTAATCCTCCCCTCGCTACAGAATCTCTTATTGGGTTCTGAGTAATAGTGGTGTCCACGACGCCTATACTTTTGTATAGGTAGCAGTAGAATATAGACAAACATCTGCTAGTAAGGTCTCAATAAGTCTCTAACCCGGAAGGGTCGAGTTCCATAAGGGATTTGATTTGATCGGCGAAGAAGAAGCGACTAGGTGATAATATTTTTTTCCAATATTATCACATTAGTCGTCTCTTGACTTCGTCCATCAGATCTCTTATTGAAATTGATCTATTTGTTTTATTAAGAAAAATGTTCGAAGTTGAACGAAGTTCAACAAGAACTGATCTCGTAGAGATCATTAATAATCAGTCAATTATCAATGTGTTATTTTACCAATTGATAAATAGTTTTATGAGAAGAAGTGATTCACCCTTATATAAACGATGGTATCAGATAGCCACGGGTTGTAGTGACCCAAATTCTGCCCCTTGGAAAGTCTATGGTGCTCGAGGAGTGACCTGTGTTAAAAGTTGGATTCCTTATAAAGTAGGATTTGATAATTTTGAACATTGGGTTTTATCTACACTAGGACCCCAACCTCATCCCGAGTCTATATTAAGACGCATCAATACCAAAAAAGGATGGCATCCAGGAAACATCGAATGGAGCACTCGATTAATTCAATCCAATAATCGTAGCACCAATATGATGATTCGCATTGGTAAGCGTAAGCAAAGTCTTGCTGATTGGTGTAGACAAACTGGTCTACTTGAAGCAACTGTTTGGAGCCGCATCAAGAATTACGGATTTACGCCCAAAGAGGCATTGGGATTATAATGGGACGAAAAAAAGGACAAAACTCTAACTTATGGAAATATCCAGATGAGTTAGATCACCTTAGACACATTGCTTTCTTAAAGGCCCGTGCTCAGGCCAACTACAGACAAGAACCTTGGACTTTGACCATTGAGGATTTCTTTGAAATATGGCGTAGAGAGATTTGGTGCCTTCGAGGTAAGAAGCCAACTGAACTTTGTATGATTCGAGTTGATAGGGCAGGCCCGTGGAGCATAGATAATTGTGTGGTGGTAACCCGTTATGCTCAATTAGTCCGTGACAAGAACGCAAGAAAATTTCCAGAGGAGAAATTACCATTATGAGTCATAGTATTCAACTTACCAAAGAAGATCAGCGAACAATGCTAGAAGCATTGATTGCCAGTCAAGAAATTAAAGAACGCAAACTTCAAAGGCCGGAAAGCATTAAGGCAATGAATCAACAATACTATGAAGCCGCTCAGAAGATGTTAGATCCAATCACAATCAACAAGCGTGATAACAATCTAATGACTTGGTTCATTGATCAAATGAAACACTCAGGTAAGTTATGGGAAACTGAACTCTGCTCCCGAGCCTGTCTAATAGCACAACGGGTCATAGACGATAATTACACACACTACAAATCAATTCAAATTTACGAAGACCTATTTAAGGAAAATTGATGTTCAATCACGATTTTGATCCACTACAACAACTATTGGATCTACAAAAACAACTGCTACAATGTAATAACAACATCACACAATTGGCTAGAAATAATCACCAAAGAGCAGAACTACAGACACAGATGTTAGAACATTTGAACAAACAGACGGAGGCAATTAACAATATTGATGTTACAATAACAGAACTACACAATAGAGTTAGATTGCTTGAAATGGCGAGACAATATGAACAAACCAACGAAATTAAAAATTAAAATGAAACTGCTAGGTGGAAAGACCTGCGAAATTAAATTAAGTGATCCCTATATGGCCAAAGAAATGTTTGACACATTGAGAAATCAAGGTGTGTTTTATGGTGAAGCAATCAAGGAAATTGAACTGCTATGAAGGGTTATGATATGAGCGATGTCATTGACTGGGGAGTTGATCTCTGGCAGTTCGATGAATGTGATTGGCACTATGACGCACAGTTCGATGTAGTGTTTCCTCGCCCGGGTAGTAAGTTATATACCTGGTTGGCTCTTTTTGATAATCATAAGACTAGCACTTGGTCAGTGGAGAATGTATAATTAACTGTCCACAAGGAACAGTTATGTTAGACTTCATACAGAGATATCTTAAACACAGACAAGATGTAAAGAGAATAAAAGAAATAATGGCTACCTTGAAAAAGAGAGCCGAGGCATAATCCAAACTTTCTAGCAAGTTTGATTTGGATTAAAAACTAAAAACTGTCCAATCTCCCATTTAGTGACATTTTTGGGCTTCTCCGGATAAGTTTTTGGACCCGTAATAATGCGGGTCTTTTTTTGGTTTGGTAATCTTGTTGCTTAAACACAACAGGAGAATTTTGATAATCGTGTTATACTATATTTTTAACACACAGAAAGGCCGCAGAATGAAACAATATCAATGTCCATTATTTGAAGATTGCGATATCTACTTTAACTTTATTACACAGATGTTTGAAGTAATATCTAAAGACGGTAAGATGTTATGGCAAGATAAAGAACTTGCTCAATGTGCCGGTGGTTATTCTAATAGTTTAGAGGCCGCAGAATGAAAGCAATTCCTAAACCAGTAGCAGACCAAAAGTTTCTTATTATGTTTCAAGATAGTGTTGATCCTGATAAAGAACCTGATTGGATTATTGGTGTTAAATTGGGTAGGAGTTTTGTTTGGGAAAATGATAATGAAGAACCTTGCGTGTTCAATGTTATTCTTCCAAAGCAAGAGTTTGAGAAATTCAAAACTTGGAGCAGCCTTTGTTCGTATGACACTACTTGGCATTCAGTAAAAAAGTTTCCTTGGTTCTGCGTTAAAGTTGGAATGTTTGATAGTTTTATCTCAATGTTAGCAAAAATGAAAGAGGCCGCAGAATGAGCAAATGGTTTTATCACGGCACTACCTTAGCAGGTTATCACGCAATTCAAAAGACTGGATTCATTATGCCTCGCACAGGTAAGACTTATACTAATCAAATCTTCCTTTGCGATAATGATGCTTATGCCCGCCGTGTAACATTTATTAAACACGCACAAGAGCAAGGTGATGTCATTGTTGTTTACAAGATTCATAAAAATAATCTGCGTAAGAAACTACTTAAAGATGGTAGTAAGCATATTAGCAATATGTTGAGTTTTGGTGAGCCCACTTGGTGTTATCCAGAGCCCATTGATGTTAGTAGTGATACTGTGTTAGTTGGTGCGGCTCCATACTATCTAAACTTACCTCAAGGTGTTAGCATTGTTCGTGATGGCACAAGCACAGGTTTAGTTTTTAATCCAAATGCCGCAAAAGAATTCTTAGGAGAATAAAATGAAAATAACAATTTACACCAACAAAGAAAAAACAGAAAAGATATACGATATGGAGTTAGCAGACTATCTCATAATCACAGCCAACGAACTATGGGGCAAGCATTGGCAAGTTATTGAATACGGCAATATTGTAATCTCAAAAGAAGCCGCAGAATGTTCCTAACTAAAGAACAAGTTTCTGAAATGACCATACCCAGTGCTAAAAAAGCATTGGCATTGATAACCAAAAAATATAATTTAGAAAAGCCACTAAATGAATGCTTTAAAGAAGTTTGGCCTGTTCTCGACGAATTGACCAACACAATTTTATATTTGGAAGATCACATTCAACATTCCGAAGTAGTTGCTAGACTTAATGATGCTAGACCCACTAAAGAAAAGCGAGCATTGGCTGAGTTGGAGAATAAAAAATGAAATTGTTATTAGTTGTTGCTCTATGCCTATTGACCGGTTGTGCGGCCATAGAAGGCAAACAACGAATGAATGATCCGGATTGTAAATTCAGCGGCAAGCCCAATGATTATACACTTCCACCTAAATGCTGTCCTTGCGGATATGGTAGCGTTACGGCCACTGTTAATCGTATTGGCCCTAATACCTATGAAGTAAGAACTATAAAATAACAAGTCAGCATTTCACTTTAGGCTCTTAATGAGCCTTTTTTTGTGGCCTTTATTCCGTATTCAGTAAATAATGGTATGGATGAACCACAAGCACTTCCCGCCTCTAGAACGAAGAAACTTAAAAAGTTAGTTGAAGGAACCTTCACTGGCGTTGAAGTAGGCAGAGGCGAGACTAAAAAAATAATTGACCCCAAGGAAGTTGAGAAACTGGCTTCCTTGGGTATGAAGAACAGTGAAATCGCAGAGTGGTTGGACATAGATGACAGCACTCTGAACTATAACTTTAAGCAGAATCTAACAAAAGGTCGTTTACAGTTAAACCAAAGTCTGCGTCAAGCACAGATACGCCTAGCATTATCGGGCAATGCCACAATGCTGATATGGTTAGGTAAGAACATTCTCGGACAAAGCGAAGCAGGGATCAACAATGATTCTATTCAACCTTTACCGTGGAGTGATGATTAATGCCATTGAGCACTCCTCAAGTAACTATTGCCAATGACACACACCGTTTTAAGGTTGTAGTTGCTGGCCGTAGATTCGGAAAGACATTCCTATCCTTAAACAGACTAGCCTACGAAGCCCGCATACCTAATAGAGAAGTGTGGTATGTTGCCCCCACATACAGACAGGCAAAACAAATTCTATGGCGTAAGTTAAAACATAAACTACAGGACCTACGCTGGGTAAGCAAAGTAAATGAGTCTGAATTATCTATCCTTCTTAAAAACGGAAGCGTTATCTCTCTTAAAGGGGCTGACAACGCTGACAGTCTGCGTGGTGTTGGTCTTGACTATTTGGTTATGGACGAGTTCGCAGATATTGATCCTGAAGCCTGGTATGAAGTCCTCAGACCTACCCTTGCTGACAAAGAAGGTGGAGCAATGTTTATCGGCACACCTAAAGGACTCGGCAACTGGGCTCACGACCTATACAATATGCCCACTGAACAACCAGAGCAATGGGTCAGTTTCCAATACACAACCATCGACGGCGGCAATGTCAAACCAGAAGAAATAGAAGCCGCCCGTAGAGATCTAGACGAAAGAACATTTAGGCAAGAGTTTCTAGGAACATTTGAAACTTATGCTGGAAGAATTTATTACTCATTTGAACGCAAGGACAATGTCTTAACTATTAAAGAACCAGACATCAGCGTTTTACACATAGGCATTGACTTTAACATTGATCCTATGTCAGCAGTAATAGCAGTTCAAATAAGGGACAATCTTTATGTCATTGACGAGATCCGTATGTTTTCTTCTAATACCCAAGAACTTGTGGCAGAAATCAACGCAAGATATCCTAAGAGCAGGATATGGGCCTACCCTGACCCAGCGTCAAGACAAAGAAAAACATCTGCGGGCGGTGCTACTGACCTCACCATCCTCCAGAACGCCAACTGGGTTGTAAAATGCCCTTCAAGTCATACACCTGTCCGTGATCGTATCAATGCTGTTAATAGTAGATTATGCGATTCCACAGGTATTAGACACCTTTTCATACAGCCTAATTGTAAATACACTATTGAGGGATTGGAGCGTCAAACCTATAAAGAAGGCACGACCCAGCCAGATAAGGATTCAGGCTACGATCACCAAATGGACGCACTTGGTTATATGGTAGATTACATCTTCCCTGTAAGGAAGAACACAGGTCCTTATGTTCCACAACGCTGGGGACATCAGTTAGCCTAAAGGAAAAATTAATGAATAACACGCTACACGACGACTACAAATACATAAGCACCGCAAACAAAGAATATCAACGCAATAGAGATCGTTGGGAATTTCTCTTGATGAGTTTTCAAGGTGGAGAAGAATACCGCAGACAAGGTTATCTTACCCGCTATAAACTAGAGTCTAACGCTGAATACCAGCAAAGACTTTTCACAACTCCCTTAGACAACCACTGCCAAAGTGTTATTCAAGTCTATACAAGTTATCTATTCCGTGAACAACCAGAGCGTGAGTTCTATTCCTGGGGCGGTATGCCTGATGTTGAATCATTCTTAAAAGACTGCGACTACGAAGGCAGAGACTTAGATTCATTTATGAAAGATGTTGCCACTTGGTCTAGCGTATTTGGCCACTGCTGGCTAACAATGACTAAGCCTAATGTTGGTGCTCAAACACTAGGACAAGAATTAGAAATGGGTGTTAGACCCTATGTTAATTTGCTTACACCATTGGCTGTAATGGACTGGAAATGGACCCGTAAGCCTACAGGTGCTTATGAACTTACCTATTTCAAATACATTGAAGAAATTGTTGACAAGACAACTACAATCCGTGAATGGACTCCGAACACAATCCGCACTTGGGTTATGGACGACGAAAAGAAACAAGCACAAATGGTTCTTGAAGAAGTCAACGGCCTTGGTGTCATACCCGCAATTCTAGCCTACAATAAGCGAAGCATTGTTAAAGGCATTGGCGTTAGTGATGTTGCTGATATCGCAGACATTCAACGCTTGATCTATAATTTAAACAGTGAGATTGAACAAAGCATTAGACTTGACGGTCATCCTAGTCTTGTTGTTACTCCTGATACACAATATGGTTCAGGTGCGGGTGCTATCATTGTAGTCCCAGAGAACAGTGATCCAGGCTTGAAGCCATACATTCTTGAGCACGGTGGTGCTAATGTAGCCAGCATTCACGACAGCATTAATCAACTTGTGGCCAGCATTGACAGACTGTCAAATACAGGTGGTGTTAGAGCCACAGAAACACGCACCTTAAGTGGTGTAGCAATGGAAGTTGAATTCAGTTTGCTTAACGCTAGACTCAGTGAGAAAGCAGATCAAATGGAATTAGTTGAAGAAAATCTATGGCGTCTATTCGGTCTATATCAAGGCCGTGAGTGGGCTGGCGAGATCGAATATCCAGGAAGTTTCAATGTGCGTGATACACAGCGTGAATACCAACAATTAGTTTCTGCTAAGTCAGCCGCAACTGATCCTGTGGTGTTAAGAATTATTGATGAACAGTTAATTGAATTAATGGGTGAAGACAAGGCACGCTTGCCATTCATTGACCCTAATCCACAGACTGGCCGCACCTACTCTGATGGTGAAGCCATTCCTGATAGTTTGCCTGACGCTTATCAACCTGCTAGTAATGCTGAAGTCCCAGAAGGCCAAAATTGTGCTAACTGTGAATATTACAAACCAGGTGAACTATACTGTATGAAGTTTGATGCTCCGGTTCGTGCTGTCTACTGGTGTGCCAAATGGGAGCCAGCAGAAGAATGAAACCACTAGGTAGCATCTACATCTATGCCATCAAAGGCATATTGATTAACACTAAAAATAGATATTCAAAATCACTACACAAGGACTTAGGAGCAAAACAATGAGACCATTACCATTAAGAGGCAGTAGAACTCGTAAAAATCGCAATAAACCTCCACGCAAGTGAGGGTTTGAGTAAATAACATTACGGACAGCAATGTCCAACAAACAACACTCTTTGAAAGGGAGGCACGCTAACTATGAGCAACCAAGACATAGGCAACGAAGATAATGTGACTGACACAACTTCTCAAAATACAAATCAGGCGGCAACTAAAACTTATACGCAAGAAGAATTCGACACTCATATGGCTCGTATGAAGGCTAGCATATCTAAAAAATATGAAAAGACTTTCTCTGAACTAGGTGACATTGATGAACTCAAGCAACTTAAAGCCGATGCTGAACGCAGACAACTGGAAGACCAGAAGAAACGCGGTCAGTTCGACGATATTCTTAAGGATTTAGCGGCAAAGAAAGATGCGGAAATCGCAAAGAGAGATCAACTTATCAAGGAATATACTGTAGATTTGCCATTGGTGAATACAGCCGCTCAATTAAGATCTGTTAACCCGGATCAAGTTAAGCAACTGTTGAAACCGTATGTTAGACTCGGTCAGGAAGGTCAGGTAGAGATTGTCGATAAAGAAGGAAAAGTTAGATATAACGATTCCGGGCAACCTTTCAAAGTAGAAGATTTAGTTCAAACATTTTTGTCTGAAAATCCTCACTTTGTTCAACCTACTCCGGCAACGACACAGGGTAAATCCAACATAGGCCAGACTCTCGAAAAACTAGATTTAACCAGTCTCGATATGAAGAATCCTGAACACAGGAAAATGTATCAAGAGGCTAGGTTTAAAAAATAAAATAACCTAAAGGATTTATAAAATGACATTCCCAAGTAATAACAACACTGATCAAAACAGTGAATTATTTGCCAACTTCGTTGCTGATTCTCAATTCGCAATGTATGAAAACTCAGTTGCTCGTCAACTAGTTAAGACTTTCCAAGTTCCTATGAACGCTGGTAAAGTAGTTCAAGTTCCAGTATGGGCCGCCATCTCTGCTCAAGTATTGACAGATGAAGAAGTCGCAACTGCTAAGACTACTAACACTACTGCTCCTACAGTTACTTTGAAAGAGCACATCGTTTATAACCAGATCACTGATATGCTTCGTGACTCTGCTTATGGTGATGTAATGAGCGACTTGGCTATCCAGTCCGGTCAAGCAATTGGTGAAAGCCTAGACACAACTGTGTTCGCTGAGTTTGCTAACTTGTCTAGCGACATTGGTAGCACATCTACAGAATTGACAACTGAGTTGATTCTAAAAGGTGCCGCAACTTTGCGTGCCGCTAAGGTTCAAGGTCCATACTACGCTGTAGTTCACCCAAATGCCGCTTTCCATATGAAGAAGACTTTAACACAGACTTTAAACTATAGTGGTGCTCCTGGCATCGCCGCTCTAAGTGCTGTTGGTAACCAAGTTCAAGTTTCTGGCGTTATTGGTCAAATCGGTGGTGTTATCATCATTGAAAGCCCATTAGTAGCCGCAGACGCAACTGGTGGTGCTACCGCTTATAAGGGTGCTGTTTTTGCTCCTACTGCTATCGGTCTTGCTGAGCGTGGTGGTTTAGATATGAATCAATTGTATCTACCAGCCGCTCGTGCTACTGATGTAGTATTGAAAGCAGTCGCAGGTGCGGCAGTTATTCGTTCTACTCACGGTGTTCGTATCACTTCCGAAGGCACATTAAACTAATTTAGGGGACTAATATGGCATTCATTCTATCAAGTGGCAATGTAATAAGTTTTGCGGAATATGAAGATGTTCTAGCGACAGACCAGCGTCTATTTGAGGCGAATGAAGGCTTAACTGAAATTATTGTTGAGGATGCGTTAGTCAAATCGACAACCCGCATTCTTAACAATATCAGGGCAAGTGATTGGTGGAGAAGTTATTATGTTCGCCAGTCAGGAGCAAGTCTTAACACAAATATTTTTACTAGTGGACTAATTTCTGTCCCAGCCCCAGAGGCAAACAAAATCAAAGCAAGACAAAGTGACTTTACAGACCTCTGTGTTTACTTTACACTTGCTGAAATCCTTCTTCCGAAGATTGCTGATTTTGGTAATGCTGACAGTGCTGAAAGACAAAAGATTGGTTTCTATGATGAAAAATATCGTGCGTTATTTAAAGGGTTACTAGAAGCAGGTGACTGGTATGACTTCAGTGGAGACAACACAATTGATTCCGCAGAGAAACAACCTAATCGTCAGAATCTAGTAAGAGTTAGATAATGAGAACACAACTGTTATCATACCTAACCACAGCGACTTCGGCTGCTACAGTCAAAGCCGTTAGTGAATTACCTTGGAATACCGCAGGAGAACCTTTATACCTAAAGAATATGAAAAAGTTTTACTTGGATGAGGAACAGATTGAGCAATCAACTCTTATTCCTACACTACCAGGTAGTAATGACTTCATAGAAAATTTAGTCACTGTAAAAGGTTACTTTGCTGTTGATGCTAAGAACCAGCCCGCAGGTTTAAGCACAGCCATTACCACTATATTAGGTGCGAAGGATAGAACAGGTATAAGCAATTTCGGAGCCGAAAGCGATTATACCACAGAAATACAAGATGATGTAATGATTTACACAATTGAGTATAGATTAAACACCACAGCATAACAAAAGGAGAACAACCGTGGCTTATATTAATGTATCAGGAACTGGGGATTTCGCAACGCTACACATTAGCACAGCGACTATCGCCGGACAGGTCGCAAGCACAGCCACTGGAATTCTAAATGTAACCGGATTACAAAACATTACCCTAAACAATGGTAATGGAACATTCCGTTGGAAACAATTAGATTCTACCAGTGAATACGCTGTTGCTATTGCGGCAACAAATCAGATCGGGTTGAATGTCGTGATGGACGACTCAGCCTACTTTGGAACAACATCAGCAAATGCCGCTATGGCAACTGCTAGAGGTTTGTTCAATCTATCTAATGACAAGACTCTTGTCTATTTTAGATTGTATTACCAAGGCACAGGCACAGGAGACAAATATGTTTCAGGTTCTGGCTATATTACAGGATTGGCACCAACCGTGTCCCCTGATAGTCCAGTATGGGTAACACCACTGAACATCGATGTCGTTGGCGACTTCACGGCCGCTACTGTATCGGCCTAACAAGGCAAAAAGAAGCCCTATCTTACCCATAGGGCTTTCTCTTGAGTAAATATCAGGGACAGGAGAGATTTATGGATTTTAATGAAAAGTCAATTGAAGACTTGTTAGATAGTCTTGTTGCTGAAGTAGCAAAGACCACTAATGAAGTTCGTCACGCACAGGACGACTTAAACAAGGCAGATGGAAGGTTGAGATTTATTCTAGCCGCTATACACAGCCTAAAACATAGAGATATAAAGGAATAAGATTTATGGATATCAAACAATTAGCCCGCAAACCCCAACTTATAGAAATTCGTCTTGATGATGAAAGTCTAATCGCAGAATACGGTGAACCTATCACTTTCTGGATGTTAGACTATGTAGATATAAACACCTACTTTGATTTCTTTAAGAGTCAATCAGATAAGTCAGGACAAGAGTTGAATACGCTGATGCGTAAAATCATTCTCAATGCTGAAGGCCAACCTGCTCTTGGCAATGATGAAGGATTGCCTATTGACATTAGCATTGCGGCATTGACTAAAATCAATGAAACTCTGGGAAAGTCAAAGACCAAGTCGTTGATCCAAAGCAGTGGGACACAGCCAGAATGATAGCAATTGGGCACATCGCAAAGACCTATGGACTACTTCCTAGTGAAGTTGCGACTCGTGCCACTACATTTGATATTATGATTACAGATGTGTATTCGACTTGGGAGAACTATCAATCTAATCCTACTGCTATGAGTAATTTTAGTCAAGAACAATTGGCTGAAATTGTAAAAAGAGGGAGAGAATGATGGCTGGAGAATTCAATTTTAGAATTAAAGAAATTAAAAAGGTGTTGGATCCACTCAAGATGGCCCAGCAGGCTTATAAAGTTTTTGGTGCCAACACACCAATTAAAACAGGTAACGCACGACGAAACACACATTTGGTCCAGGATACTATTCAGGCTGATTACCCTTACGCCCAAAGACTCGATCAAGGTTACAGTAAACAAAGACCGGACGGAATGACTAAACCCACAATAGCATTCCTTCAGGATTATGTTAGAAAGAATTTAGGAAAATAATATGGCAACCGTAGAAAATTTTAAGGTTAAAGTAACCACTGAAGGTGTTGATCAACTTGATAAGTTAGGTCGCTCTGCTGATTTTGCTAGAGATAAAATTGCCGGACTTACCACAGCAATCCTCGGTGTTAGTTTTGGTGCTTTTGTTGGTAGCCTATTAGACGCCGCAGATAGAGTAGTTGATCTAAGCGATGCTACTGGTATTGCTGTTGTGAATATTAAAGCATTTGAAGATGCTATGGCCAGCAGTGGTGGAAAGGCAAAGAATGCTGAAAAGGCTATCCTAGCATTTACTGGTGCTATTGAATCTGCCAACGACGGTAGCCTAAAGTCTAGAGATGCGTTTGCCAAAGTTGGTGTCAGTTTAACGGATCTTAAAAACTTATCTGAGCAAGACCTATTACAGAAAACTGTAGAAGGGTTGAGTCAAATGGCTCAAGGTTCAGAAAGAACTGCGGCACAGGCTACTTTACTTGGTAAGAGTTTCCGTGGTGTTGATGTTGAGAAGTTTATTAAAGACTTTGAATCAGGTAAGATCACTCTACAAGGTGCCGCCGATGCTATTAACAATGCGGCCGCCGCAAACGATGCCCTTGAAAAGAAATACAGGACACTTCAAATAGAATCGATGAAGGCGTTAGAGCCTATTCTAGATTTACTTGGAAAACACGAATTAACAGCCACAGCCGCAAAGGTAGCAATCTATGGATTGGCCGCGGCAATGGCATTAGCCTTTGGTGCTAGTGTTCTTTCTAGCATTAAAACAATTAATTCCGCACTAGGCATTACTGCTGGCTTGGCAAATATTGTTGGTAAGAGTCCATTAGGCATTATTGCTAAACTGGCCGCTACCGGTGCTGTGGCCGCAGGAACAGCCATTGAGATTGAAAAACTTATCTCTGCTAATGATAAACTTACAGCCAGCGAAGACAACTATAGAGGAAAAGGATTTACAGATCCTAGAATTATTAAAGGCACTGGCAATGCTAATAGAACACAAGAACTTGATGCCAGACAAAAAGCCGCTCTTGAAAGTGAAAAACGCATAGAACAAAGCATTGCTGACATTAAAAAGAGTGCGGCATTGGCCAGTGCTAACGAACTAATGGCAATTCAAATTAACGCTGAAAGCGATATTGAAAAAGCCAAGGCTGAAATCTACAGTAAAGAAAATTTATCTAAACTACAAAAAGATAAAGAGTTTGCTGTTAAGAGAGCAGAGATTGAACAGAAAGCCGCTTTAGATACAGCAAAGTATCGTCGAGAAATTGATGTTAAGATTGCTAAAGAAATGATGGATCAGGCTGAACAGGATGCTAAAGACTGGGCCGCCTATTATAAAGAAGTTGATCAAGCACGCCTACAGGCATTTGGTCAAGTTGACGCTATTAAAAAACAAGGTGAAGAATTACAGGCTCGCTTTGAATTACAACAACGCATTGTTGATCTAGGCACCATTGAACAAGATCGTCAGACTAAACTGTTTGACCTTGAACAACAACGCAAACAACAATTAGAATCTATTTCTAAGATTCCTGGATTACAAGAGTCTGATAGAATTAGAGAAGCAGAAAGATTGAACGCATTGTATGAAAAGCGTGTTGAACTTATAAACAAAGAAGCCGACACACGAGTAGCCAGAGAACAAGACTTCTCAGCAGGTGTTAAGGAATCAATGAAGCGTTACAGCGAATCTCTAACACCATTAAAGCAAGGTGCGGCTATGGCTGACTCTGTTTATAACAGTATGGGTTCGGCAGTTGATAGATTTGTTGAGACAGGCAAATTTAAGTTTAGTGACTTTGCTACCAGTGTAGTTCAAGATTTGATCAAGATTCAAATGAGAGCCGCGGCAACACAATTATTCAACTCGGTATTGGGAACATTTGGATTCGGACTTCCGGGCAGAGCCGCAGGTGGCCCAGTATTACCAAACACTCCATATATTGTTGGCGAGCGTGGTCCGGAGGTATTCCTACCAAAGAGTGCGGGCAACATTGTTCCTAATAATAAATTAGGTAGCAGTGGCAATGGATTAGGTGGCGGGACATCTGTAGTTTATAACATTAACGCAGTTGATTCTATGAGTTTCAAACAGTTGGTTGCTAGAGATCCTGGATTCTTATATTCAGTTACTGAGCAGGGAAGAAAAACAATCCCATCAACAAGAAGGTAAAAAGATATGACATTTCAAACAGTATTTGACAACGCTGAAACAATCAGCATCAACAAATTAAAGAAAGTAGCACAGACTATCAGTCGTGATGGCATTGTTAGGTCAACAAGCCTAGGCGGTCAGACTTGGGAGTTTGAAGTCAAGTTACCTGATGGTCCTACCTGGACACAGTATCGTCCTCTAATAGAAAAGATGGAAGCATTGGATCGTGTGACAACCAGCACAGTTCAAATCAACAAAGCGTCTATGAGTTACATCAATGGTTATCAAGGCAACTATACCAATGTCGTTGGCACTATTACTGCCAGTTACACATCGGGCACTACATTGACAATCACAGCAGGTCCAAACATTCAAAGCGGATTTAAATTTAAGAGTGGCGATTTAATTCAATTAGGTTCTAGTGGCAAAGTTTATAGCGTAGTTGATGATGTTCCTTTTAATTCAAATACAGTTACAGTTCATAGACCCATTAGAGAAGCCGCAGGAACCTATACTTTAGTAGTGGGACAGAATGTTAGTTGGAATGTGATCTGTGTCAATTTCCCACGCTGGACTATGTTTGCTAGAAATCAAATTAGTTGGGACGGAGCGTTCAAGTTTGCGGAGGTAATCTAATGGCCTTAGATTTATCAAGTTATAGGAGCATCCAAACGAATTTATTTGTTCGTCTAGATATTCCTAACTATCAAGTTTTAACATTCAGTGATTACCATAAGTCTTACACTTTTGGCGGCACTGCCTATCAGGGTCTAGGTCAATTACTAAGCATTGACAACACAACCAACAACTTGAGAGCCAGTCCTGAAGAACTAACAATTACCATTGCCGGCATTCCTAACAGCAACATCACTGACATCTTAGACAATCAGATTAAAGGTAGTAAGATCGAAGTTTTTAGAGCATTCTTTAATCCATCAACTGGAGACCTACTAAGCATTGCTGGCAACCCTGCTGGTAAATTTAGAGGTGTTATCAACAACTACAGCCTAGAAGACGACCTTGACCAAGGATCGAGTAACGGAACTATCTCTCTAATTTTATCTGCTACCAGTGTCATTGAATTATTAAACAATAAAGTATCTGGTCGTAGAACAAACCCTAGCGATCAGAAAGAATGGTATCCAACAGATTTATCTATGGATCGTGTTCCTGGATTGGCCAAATCCAACCTTAACTTTGGAGCACCACAATGAGTTTCTTATCTAGCGTAGTAGGTTTCTTTTCAGGAAACACAATTGCCAGTTCTGTTGTTAAATTAATTGCCTTTGCCTATATTGCCAAGAAGATCAGTGCTAATGCTACAGCACAAAATCAGCCACAAGGTTCTGCTAACATTGACAAGGGTGTAAGACTACAGATTAACCCAGCGTCAAATAATAAGATTCCTGTGCTGTATGGTAATGCGTTTTTCAGTGGCATCATTACAGATGCGGTTATGACCAACACTAACAAGACAATGTATTACTGTCTAACACTTAGTGAAAAGACTGGTCTAGTCTTAAGCACTAACACAGCCAGCAACTATACATTCAAAGATATCTATTGGAACGATCAGCGTGTTATCTTTAAGCCGGGCGGCATTGTTGTTGATTACACAGTTGATAGAGCAGGCAACATTGATAGAAGCCTTGACGGGCAAGTCAGTTTCTATTGCTACAAAGGTAACAGTAACACACCAACAGTCCCTGAAAACTATACAAACAACACATTGACCAATGCTTATTCAGTCATTCCTACTTGGACCAGTTCAACACACGCAATGAGCGATTTGATCTTCTCCATTTGTAAAGTTGATTACAACAGAGAAAAGAATGTTACAGGTCTAGGCACAGTATTATTCAACATTGAAAATACTATGAAACTGCCAGGTGATGTTCTATATGATTATATGACTAATCCAAGATATGGAGCAGGTATTACAGAAGCGGAGATTTACAAAGTATGAACAGCCTAACAGAATTAAACAATTATTCTGCTCTTAGTGTTGCCTATGATGATCAAGGCACCGGAGCACAGACTTTGGCTGATCGCTATCAAATCAACGGTGTTATTGACACTTCACAAAGTGTTATGTCAAACATTGAAAAGATCTGTAACGCCGCAGGCAGTTGGTTAAGTTATGACATCCACGAAGGCAAGTGGGGAGTTGTTATCAATAACAGCGGAACCAGTGTGGCCAGTTTTAATGACACAAACATTCTTGGTTCTATCAGCCTAAGCGGCACAGGTCTTACTGATCTTTACAATAGTGTCAAGGTTGAATTTCCACATAGAGAACTTAAGGATAGTGCGGACTTTGTCACCATTGAAATCCCAGATGTAGATCGCAATGCCAACGAAGAAGACAACACTCTTAACCTTTCCTATGACATCATAAATGAACCAATTCAGGCTCAATTGCTTGGATTTATAGAGTTAAAACAGAGCAGAATTGACAAAGTTATTAAGTTTAACACGGATTTTAGCAAGGTAAATTTAAAGGCTGGCAACATTATTGATGTCACCAATACAAGATTCAATTTTAACGCCAAATTATTTAGAATCATCTCAATCAGTGAAATACAGGATGAGGATGGTGCTCTACAGGCTGAAATAACAGCGTTAGAATATGATCCGGATGTCTATTCCACTGCTAACCTTTATCGTTATACTAGAGAAGACAGCAACGGTATTATCACAATTGGTAGTATTGGCGTTCCAGGAACTCCTCAGGTTACTAAATTTGAAATAGACAGTCGCCCTAGAATTATAGTTGAGACTACAAGTCCAACTGGTGTTGTTGAAGGTATAGAATACTGGCTTACCAACGATGTCAATGTAGCAGAATCTTTAAGAAGTTATAGATTAATTGCCACTAGACGCCCAACAGGCGGCGGAGTTTTTACCAGCGGCACCACAGTTAATCTTGACTATGATGCGTTGGAGACCAGCGATTTTTTAATTAAGACAAGAGGCTTTAACTCTACTACTGTTGGACCTTTTAGTAATCCTAGTGGTCTTGTTAATTTTGTAGCACAACAGGTCACTGATGCCATTGGACCTAATACTAGTATCTTAGATAGTGCTGGCGGTCTAGTTACATTGCTTGCGGCAAATTATCTGCTTGGACAACTTGGCGGATTAATCACTGGCAATGTTAGTTCTGGTAGTTTAATTGGCAGTATTTTAACTTCTATCACTAGTGCTACTGGCATTAATTTATCTAGTGGTGGTATTCCAACAACTCCTTTAACGGTCAGCGATGAAGGTGTTACTATTTCAGCAGACACAAGAAAAATTAACTTTATTGGTGATCTCGTTACAGCCACGATAGTCGGTGATGTTATTAATGTGGTCATTGGTCAAAATAACGGTGGTGGTGGTGGCGGTGGTGGTGGCGGACCCTTACCAGGCGGAATCACAGTTACCAGCGTTACACCTAATTCAGGACCAACAAGCGGTGGCACTAATGTTACTATTATTGGAACTGGATTTACAGGAGTTTCGAGTGTTTCTTTTGGAGGAACAACATCTTCATTTACAGTTGTTGATGCGACAGAAATTTCCGCAACAACACCGGCTCATTCCGCAGGTGCTGTTAGTGTTAATGTTGTGGGCACACCTGGAACTAATTTATCAAATTCATTATTCACTTATTATCAGGCAAACTATCTATCAGTAAGTGCCAAATATCCTTTTGATAGAGCCTATGCTCAAGATCCTGTTAATAATATTGCTTCGGACTATGCTCCAGTTACTGGATCTTATTATCTAGTTTTTGGCGGACAGACTTTCTATGGACCATTAACTAAAGGAACTGGCAATGCCTATCTTTATAAATCTGATGGAACGCTAGTTCAAACGCTACCTGCGGCAAGTCTAAACATTAATGTAAATGTTGTTGAATTTCCATTTGCTAATAGAGATTTTGGAACAGACTACTATATTTTATTAGATCAAGGTCTAATAAAATATTGTGATAACATTAGTTACGCATTTGATAGTCCGGACTATTGGAATTTTAACACACTGCTTTACCCACGCAGTCCATATACTGCTCCCACTCCTTCGAATATTACAAATCCTACAGTTTATGTTCCGACATTAACTTCTTATTATCCTACTAGTTCAAATATTTGTCCAGATTCAAATTTAAGTCTAACTTTTTCTACAAGTATTATTAAAGGAACAGGAACTGCTACAATTTATATTTCAGCAACAGATACGCTAGTTGTAACACTTAATGTCGCAGATGCTATTCTAACAGGCAACGGAATTTATTGGGCAACAAGTTTAGAAAATTATCTAGTTCCGGGTGTGGCCTATTATATAACGGTTGATGCTGGAATTGTTTTATCTAATGTGGGCGGAGATTGTTATTCAACAAGCAATAGTCCTAATGCGGCAATTACAAAGGCCAGCAATAAAACTTTTTCAACTATATCACCATTTGTTCTAAGTTCATTCGATGTTGATAGTTCAGAAAGTTCAAGTGCTTCAAACTTTGAAGATACTGATAGTGCTACAAACTTAAAAGTTAATCCACAGACTAATATTACATTAACTTTTAATAGAACTCCTCGATTCCATACTGTTGGCACATTGACACTCTACAAAGAAGATGGAAGTGTTCATCAGGTATTTGATGTTTCAAAAGATTTTACAAATAATAAAGTTAATGAATTACTTTACACCAGCGGAAGTTATAGCATAGTCTTAAATCCAACTAAAGACTTGTCTCAAGGTGTTACATATTATCTACACGCTACTCCAGGTGTAGTTCGAGATTCGTGTAATGTTGCTTGGTCAGGATTAAGTAACAACAACACAGTAAGATTTAGAATTGACCCAGGACCAAAGGCTTCAATGGCCGCTGTTGATGACAATAGCGATAGTGTAGATTTTGTATTTGATAGAACAGTTGTTGGATCGACAGGACAAATTGTAATTTATGATCAACAGGGAAATGTTGTCGCTTCTCTTCCATCAGATGATAGTTCTATCACTTACAGTTAAAGGAAAAATAAATGGCAAATACAATTAAAATAGATCCTAGAAAATTACCAATTCCTTGGACTACTTCGACAAACTATATAGTATCAATGACTGAAAGTCTTGTAGCACAGGTAGCAGGAGTTCAATATAAAAGTCCAGCAGTTGCCAATGTTTCTACTGTAACAACTTATTCATCGGGACCTACATTGAGTAATGTTAGTCCAGCCGCAGGAACAACCAGTTCAACAAGTAGCGTTTTTCTAACCTACAATAGACCAATTACAGCCAGCACAGGCACAGAAAAATATTATCTATATAAAGTTGTTCCAGGTGGCACTGATGAACTAGTTCATACCATTGCCAGCACCAGCACTAGAATTACTAGACAATCAAATAAAGTTATAAAAATGAATGTTATAGGTTTATTGTTACCTAACACTTCATATTATATGATAGCAGATGCTGGGGCACAGCGTGATATGTTTAGATTTCCTGCCCCAGCGATTAATGATACAGCAATTATCAATTGGACAACAATTGACGGTCCTACTCCAATAGGCAAGACTCCAACTTACAATTTACAAAATACATTTGTTACTTCTTCTACAATTACCTACAGCAAAGTCATAAGCAAAAACACAGGTAATTTTTACTTTAATGAACAAAGCCTTGGTGTAGTTAGAACTATTCCGGTTAGTTCATCTAGTGTTACATTAATCGGAACTAACACAGTTAAAATTTCTTTATACGAACAACCGATTGCTGAAGGCGATTATTTCATCACCTACGATCTAGATGTGTTAAGAGATCAAGATAACTTACCAGTGCTTGCTGTTGTCGATGACAGTTTTATTAAGTTTCAAGAAAAGACAATCACTAATATGGTTGCTCAGACTTATGCCGCGGGAACTGGCACCCTTATTTTTAATGCTGAATCGCCAACGGTTCTTGACGAAGACTTTAATCCTAATACACAATATACCTTAAAATTAAGTAGCACTATTGGAAAATTTACTTCAACTGGTTTTACTTTAAATGGCACTACATCAGGGACTAATTGGGTTTTAACAGGATCAAGAAATCAGATTACTGAAATATTAAGAAATGAAGTTTCTTTTATTCCTACATTAGGTGCTGATAGAAATCCTTCAGGGTATTATACATACAGTTTAGAAAAGAATAGTTTTATATTAGTCAATAAAACTTTACCATTGTCCGGTGATCTATTTGTCCTAGGTCAGAGCGGAATTGGTAATGCTAATACTACTACAAATCAAACTGCCACAATAGCATTATCAGTTTCAAGTCCTAGAGTAATCGACGAAGCAATCACTTTAACTGCTAATATTGCCACAACAAATACATTGAGTGGTGTTATACAATTTAGAGATTATGATACTGTAATTGCCACAGCATCTTTATCCGGTGCTGGGGTGGCTAGTTCAGTAGTTACATTTAATTCCACAGGGACAAAATCTATCAGTGCTTACTGGGCAGGTGGAGTATTACCAAACGGAAATAATTATCTACCAATTACTAGCACCAGCACAGTTATTTTAGTTGAGAGAGCAAGAGAACTAGGCGGCATTATTACTTTAACTGCGTCTTCTGCTACTGTAACTCCTGTAATTCCAGTGGCTTTTACAGCAACATTTAGCACCAGCACAGTTTTAAATAGTAGTTCTATTACTTTTGTCCGTAGAGATTATGAAGGTGGACCTGCTACTACACTTGGCACAGGAACTATCACTGCTAACAAGGCATCTATTACATCGACCATTACAGAAGGAACTTTCTTAGTTACTGCTGAATGGCCTGGCACAATTACAGTTCCTAAGTATTATGAAAAATTATCTAATACATTAACTGAAACTGTTCTACCAAGATCAGCATTTGATACATCAGTTACTATCAATCCTAATCCTTTCATTTACAGAGATGAAGTTGGTTCAACTGTTAAGACTTATGCTACTGCTACAATTAATCTAACTAACTTTCAACATACACAAGAAACAAGAAGACCAAGTGGATTTATTAGATTGCTTGACGGTGCTAGTGTATTAGGCACAGGAACTATTACTTCTACAGCATTAACAGCCACAACAACTATTACTTGGATTCCGCCACAAGGACAATTTGATACTGGTGCTAGATCTTTATCATTGTCATATGCTGGCGATGATTGGAACTTACCAGCAACTATTACAACTGCTCAAGTCCCAGCATTAAGTTTTACATCAAAATTAAGAAATACTTCTACTATAACTATTTCTCAAGTAAGTGCTACACCAGTGCGACCTGATAATATTGTCTTTACTGCTACAACTAACAAATCTACTATGGATGGAAGAACTGTGGTTTGGTATGAAGGTTCTACTGTTATCGGATCTACAGTATTTTCTGGAACAACAACTTCATTGACATTGAATTCCTCAAATACCGCGTTAGGAAATCATCTTAACATACAGGCAAGATTTTCAGCAGATACTAACTTTGAATCTACTGTTTCAAATACATTAAATTACTTCCTAGCAAAGAGAAGTCATTCAATGACTTTATACACTACGGGACAGACAACATTACCTTTTGCTTATAATGTAAATGTATCTAGTTCTGCTGGTAGTTATATGAATGGTAAGACTGTTAAAATTTACAGAAATAATATTTTAATAGCATCTCCTACATTTGATTCAAATGGAATTGCTAGTATTAATGTTGAAACTACTACATATGGTGAAAGCACCAATGCGTGGAATGCGGTCTTTACTGAGGACACCAACATACTTGGTGCTACATCAAATACTGTTACAGTTACAGTTACTAAAACAACATTGACAACAGGCATTAGTTTTACACCATCAACATTGAGATATTACAATCCTGATAGAACAACAAATAATAACATCACTGCTACTGTTACAGTATCAGGATTTAGATCAGGTTATGCTCCGACAGGAAATATTGTTCTTGAGGACATTACAACTTCAACTGTTGCTCTAGGACAAACAACTGCTTCTAATAGTTCAGTAACAATCGGATGGCAACCTAACTCTAAAGGACAAACACAGTTTCCTTGGATGAATGCTCAAGGACAAACAAATAATCCTAATAGAGTGTTTAAGAGAAGACTTACAACTGACCCTTATTATACTATAGCCGAATCTACTTCTGCTTATGTCCTTAGAACACAGGCAGTTATGCCAAGTCCTGGATTAGTCTTAAGTGTATCAACACAAACTGCTTGGGATCTAGGATCATTTACCTTAACGGCTATAAAGCCCGATTATGTTGTTAATAGAATTGGTAGCACACAAAGTGGAATTGGATTCAATTGGGGACGAATGATGTTCTATGATACTGATGAAGATTATCTAGGAGACTTCCATCTACCAAATCCTGGCAATGTTGGAACACTTACAGTTTCTCCAGTGCTTTATAGTAGAAATCCATATGTTACCAGTGTTAATTACACAGGTGACGAATATTATGAATCTACATCAAGTAATGTTGTTACTAAAACTATTAGACCAAAGGCAACTGTAAGATTAAGCATTGTCGCCCCCCAAGGATTTTTAAAGCGTGATCGTTATGGCAACACTAATCTAAATGCCACTATCACTGTTGGAGCAACTAATTTTGATTCCGAATACCCACCAACTGGCTTAGTTACCTTTAGAAATACATTAAGTCAAACTTTGGTAACAGGTTATTTAAATACCAGCGGTGTTTTAACAACTGTTTGGCAACCAGATAATATTGCTAATGCTACAAATTATTTTGTTGATTCTAACAGAAATTCACCTTCATATCAATTTGAATATCCAATAACTGCTACATTGGCTACAGATCCATACAACTATGCCGCAACAACTTCAACTCGTTACTGGTTATTCAATAAAGAGTATATTGGTAAAGGCGAAGTTAGATTGCTAGCCAACGGCAGAACTGCCACTGGCTTTGGAACTGGTGCTTCAACCGTCACAGGAACAAATATTACACACTTAACAGGAACAGCAACTAGTTACATTACTGCTACTTGGGCAAATTCAGTTATCGGTATTGAAAGAATTAGCGAAACAATCTTAGAAAATGGAACTTTTGTTTCTACTAAACAAATTGGAACTGCGTCTTGGGTTGTTGGAAATCAAACGCTAACAGTAACACCATCTACTAATGGATACTTTACTTCTACGATTGTTTCAACATCAACTTATCCTCCAGTTACAACTTATAGAATAACATCTACATTTACCAGCACATTTGTTGATATGGACCCATTAACATTGTCTGTGTTTAAGACTGGCAATAGTAATAAATCTCAGATTTATAACTGGATTGCGGCAGGTGGCGGTGTTAATGGCATTAATCAAAATACTGCGTTAAGGGGTTATGTCGCACCATTCCATTGGGTAGAAGGTGGATTTAATTCTCCAGGATATGATTCAGAACAAACTATTGGAGAAGCAGTTTGGTTATCTAGCACTAGCACTGATTATACTAGTGCTTTTGGAACAACAAATAAAAATTTAATTGTTGAAATATATGAAATTGAAAATCTAGTTACTGATGACAATCCTCTAACCTATCCAACTCAAATTGGTTCAACAATAACAAGTTTAACATTTAGTTTTGATAAGTCAGCATCTATACAATATGGATATTTTACATTTGCTGAACCTGAAGAAACTAGAGTGGTATTCATACCACCTGGACAGCCTGGAACTAATGCTAACGGATTCAGCCTTTCATTTGAACCGCCAGAACCGGCAGGGGCACAAATTTACAATGGAAGATTGTTAGGAGTTAGAGTAAGATATGAAGGTGATAATAATTTTAATCCGTCAACTGACCGATATGGATTTATTACTCCGAATATCGAAAGCGGGCTCGAAGGACCTGATAAATTAATCACTGCTTGGTTCTCACAAGAACCGTTTGCTGGACCTTGGACTGGATCAATTCCGCCTATCAACTTCATTGAATAACATTATAAGCCCTATTACAGGGCTTTGAGTTAAATATAAACAATCGCAAAGCACTTCAGTGCTTTGCCCTCATCCTTTAGGAGTAACACCGTGGCCTCATTATTAGATTTCAGCCAATTCATTGGCGGTTCAGACGACATTCAGATTGAAGTATCGTTTCCCAGCAGTCAAAAAACAATCGTTTATAACTTTAACCAGAACATTACTGGTTGGACATTTTTATTAGATCATCAGACCGTAGTAGCAGATACTATTGCCTATGATAGAAATACAGGTGCTCCTAACTTTGCTTCTACTAAAATTATAGGCACATTTCCAAAAGGTGTTATTTCAACTTCCACTTATGTCAGCGTGTTAAACGCAAGTTCAGGAACAGTGGCAGTCACACTTCCAGGCGGATTATACACAGGTCCTATTATTCCTGATGCTCGCAGTCATACACCAATTACAGTAGTTGGCTTTACTTGGACCAGCGGTAGCACACCTCCACAAGTTTCTACACATAGATGGGGTCTCCTACAAAGTTGGGAACCTGGTGTAACTCCTGGCGATCCAGTATTAGATAATAACTACACCGCAGTGACAATAGGGGCTTAATATGTCCTATACAGTTAATATTACCACTGTTCAACCTCAAATTACGGTTGATACCACTAACAGTTATGTCACAGTAGTTTCTACTTCAAGTTCAGTTGAAATCAGCACCAATGCCGCTATCTATACACAGGCAGTCCCAGGTGCGACAGGTCTAACAGGTGCCACAGGTGCCGCAGGCACAAATGGAACCAATGGAGCCAGCGGTGCGACAGGTGCCAGTGGTCCAACTGGTGCTACAGGTATTCAAGGTCTACGCGGATTAGGCAATTGGCTTCCTGCTACTACAAACATTACTGAATCTACTACCGTTAGCGGAACATTTACAAAAACAGGTGCGTCAAGTGCTTGGGATTCACAAATATATTCACAACAAAGTTTCTTAACTGCTATTGCCAGTTCTAAAGTTGGCGTTAGCGGAACCGGTGTATTTGGTCTAAACACAGATCCTACAACAAACCCAAGTTGGGAAACTATTGATTTCGGTTTTTACTTTGAAGATGGACAACTGTCTATTGTTGAAAGTGGAAACACAATTGGATCGTATGGATCCATTACTAGTTCTACAATTTTAAGCATTGTCTATGATGGACTAGCCGCTAGATACTACTCTAATAGCACACTACTAAGAGCAAATTCTACAAGTTCTAGTGTCTTATATTTTGACAGTAGTATTTTTACTCCTGGATTCCAATTCACTGATGTTACATTTGGTCCTGCTGGATTAACAGGTAGCACAGGAGCAACAGGCCCTACTGGAGCCGCAGGCACAAATGGCACAAACGGAACAGATGGAGCCACTGGACTTACCGGCAATGATGGTGCCACTGGAGTTACAGGTTCAACAGGACCTCAAGGCTCGCAAGGACTTTCAGGTGCGACAGGTGCTACAGGACAAACGGGTTCTACTGGACCACAAGGTTCAACTGGTGTAACAGGCAATGACGGTGCTACTGGTGCGTTTGGTGCTACAGGAGCACAGGGTAACATTGGAGCAACAGGTGCTCAAGGAACTACCGGAGCAACAGGGCCGCAAGGATTACAAGGTTTTACTGGAAGCACAGGACCACAAGGAGCCACTGGTTCCGCAGGTGGTGAAGGTTCAGTAGGTGCCACAGGTGCTCAAGGAAGCACAGGCCTAACAGGTCCGACAGGTGCTCAAGGAGATATCGGAGCAACCGGAGCACAGGGTAACATTGGAGCAACTGGTGCTCAAGGTTCAACAGGTTCAACAGGACCAACTGGTTCTACCGGCCCAACAGGTATGGGCTTTACTATTGCTAAAACCTATTCAAGTGTTGCCGCCCTAACTGCTGATACAAGTCCAACCGCAATTACTGCTGGACAATTTGCTATTATTGATACTGGTAGTGTTGAAAATAGTGAAACAGGCAAACTATATCTATGGAACGGATCCGCTTACAATTATGTAGTAGATCTATCTGGTAGTGCTGGTATTACGGGCCAGACTGGAGCAACAGGTGCCGCAGGTGGTGAAGGTTCGGTAGGTGCCACAGGTGCTACAGGACAAATTGGTTCAACTGGTGCCACAGGTGCTACAGGTCTAACTGGAAATGATGGAGCAACTGGTTCTACTGGACCAACTGGTGCCACTGGTGCTGGTTTTAATGATTTAACATCTACTTCTAGTCTAGCAATTGGAACAGGAACAAAAACATTTACAGTAAGCAAAGATGCCGCTTCGAGTGGATTTAAAGTTGGAACACTAGTTACTGTAAGTGCTACTGGAAGTCCAGGCCAGGCCTACGGAATGGGCGGTTTTATTATCAGTTATTCAGGAACAACACTTAGTATTAGTGCTAGTTCAACTGTAGGTAGTGGAACCTATGATGCTTGGAGTTTCATTGTTGCGGGACGAACTGGAGCAACAGGACCACAAGGATCGACAGGTGCTACAGGTCTAACTGGTGCTACAGGGCAGTCTGGTGGATATTTAACTTCTACAAGCAGTTTGTCATTAGGCACAGGTAGTAAGACATTTACTGTAAGTCCGGCAACAGGTAGCGGATTAGCAGTCGGCGATTGGATCCGTTTAGTTGATCCAGCAGGTGGTCCTAACTACTTACTAGGTGAGATTACCAATGATAATGGTGCGGGTAGTTTTACCTTCAATGTTACAGCGTATGGTGGCTCTGGAACCGGAAGTATATGGAATCTTCGTATTTTAGGTTTACAAGGAGATACGGGTGCTACGGGTGCTACAGGACAAACTGGTAATAATGGAGCGACTGGAGCGACTGGCTTACAAGGAGCAACAGGTGCCCAAGGATCAACTGGATCAACAGGTATCGGGTTTACCTGGGTCGGTGAATGGAGCAGTGATTACGGCGGAACATATCATATTAATGATATTGTTTCTTACACTGATGGTAACACTTATATCTGCGTATTAGAGCATCAAAGTGATGGTCCTCCAAATACTAGGACTCCTGCTAACACAACCTATTGGAATTTATATGTCCAAAAGGGCAATATTGGATCGACAGGTGCTGTTGGTAACATCGGTGCTACTGGTGCTCAAGGAGCCACAGGACCAACAGGTGCTCAGGGTAACATCGGAGCAACCGGTGCCGCAGGTGGTGGTGGTGCTACAGGTGCTCAGGGATCAACTGGTGCTACAGGTCTAACTGGCAATGATGGTGCTACCGGAGCACAGGGCAATATAGGTGCTACAGGTGCTCAGGGATCAACTGGTGCTCAAGGGATAACCGGCAACGATGGTGCTACTGGTGCTCAAGGGAACATTGGTGCTACAGGGGCACAAGGAAATACAGGAAATATTGGTTCAACTGGTGCCACAGGTGCCCAAGGTAACATTGGTGCTACAGGTGCTCAAGGATCAACAGGAGTTACAGGTAGCACAGGTCTTACTGGAAGCACAGGACCACAAGGATCAACAGGTGCCACTGGATTAGGATATCGAAATCTTAGCATTACAGGCGGTTCAGGTGCTATTGATTTAACTACAGGCACAAAAACTTTTAATCTTACTGGACCTAACGCATTCTCTACACATCAAAGAGTTAGAATTAGTCCAAGTGGAACAACAGGTCTAACAAATTATATGGAAGGTTGGGTTAATCAATCTTCTGGTTTTACAGCACCTTACGAAATAACTGTAGAAATTGATCGTGTTGTTGGTAGTGGTTCTTATTCTTATATGTTTGTTAATGTTATTGGCGAACAAGGTGCTACAGGACAAACCGGAGCAACAGGATCAGGTGCTACAGGTGCTCAGGGTAACATTGGAGCAACAGGTGCCGCAGGCACAAATGGCACAAATGGCGATATCGGAGCAACCGGTGCCACAGGTGGTCAAGGTAATATTGGAGCAACAGGTGCGGCAGGTAATAATGGTGGCATTGGTGCTACAGGAGCATCAGGCATTGGATATGATTTAATTTCAACCAGTTCAATAACAATTGGAACGGGAATGAAAACCTTTACTGTCAGTAAAGATGCTTCAATCAGTGCTTTTAAAGTTGGAAATTATGTTGCTGTCGGATATGATAACAGTAATTATATGTTTGGTCAAATTGCCACATTCAGCGGAACAAGTCTAACTGTTAATGTTATTACTACTGTCGGTAGTGGAACTTATGCTGGTTGGGGATTTGTATTAAGTGGTGCTCCGGGATATACTGGTGCTACAGGTGCGGCAGGTAGTAATGGCACAAACGGAACTAATGGCGATATTGGAGCGACAGGTGCTTCTGGGATTCAAGGAGCAACAGGACCTCAAGGTAATGCCGGCATAGGTGGTGATACCGGTTCAACTGGTGCTACAGGTCCAACAGGATCTCAAGGTAACATCGGAGCAACAGGTGCCGCAGGTAGCATTGGTGCTACAGGTGCTCAAGGAGCCACAGGACCGACTGGTGCGGCAGGCACAAATGGCACAAATGGCGATATCGGAGCAACAGGTGCTCAGGGTGCCGCAGGTAACATTGGTGCTACCGGAGCACAGGGACCAGCAGGCACTAACGGAACTAATGGCGACATTGGTGCTACAGGTGCTCAAGGCCCTACAGGTGGCATCGGAGCAACGGGTGCGGCTGGAACTAATGGAACTAATGGATCCACAGGTGCTACAGGTCCAGCAGGTGCTACAGGTTCATTTGCTCAAGCAGAAACTGTTTATAGTGGATGGGGTTCAAGTGTTGCCGCAGGAACTTACACTGTTGATGTTTCATCTGGAACAATTCATAGAATGACACTTGCTGGTAACTTTGTGTTTAATGGATTTGTAACTCCGACAACAGGAACCAGTGTTACATTAATGATAAAACAAGATGCTACAGGTAGTAGAACACTAACAACTGGAACAAATGCTAACACCGTCTGGGCCGGCGGTGTTAAGACACTATCAACTCCTGCTAACTCAGCAGATGTGGTTAGTATCACTTATGTTGGACCAACTCCGACAACAGTAGGTGGATACTTTGCTAGTATTTCAAGAGGATACAGTTCGTAATGAGAGCATTATCGAATCTTGTAAGGGTGGATCAACTAATCATTGATCCATACTGGACCAACACGGTTTATGAAGCACGATTTGATGTTAGTGCTACCCAAGACGAAACTGGAACTATAAGCCCTAGCGTTAATGGCAGTATCGCAAGAGTAACTACTGCTCCAAAATTTGGATCTGGGCATTTATCAAAGCCTAGTGGAGCAAGTTTTCTTACTTTAGGAGCCGCTAATAATGTGCCGTTGGCTTTGGGCACAGGTGATTTTACTATTGAATATCATTTAAGATTTCCTAACAATCCTGCTAACAATAATAATTATGGTGGTCTATGTATTAATAGACAAGTAAACGGAGCAAGCGGCGGTGTTTGGTCAATCTATCAAGGAGTGACAGCCAGCACAGCC